GAGTCTGTGCTCACACAGCGGTCAAATTCCATATCCGAAAAAATATACAGAGTTTTAGGCATTTCTGCATAGGAGACGTGACTCTTTATAGCTGTATTTAATAAGAGGTCAAATACAGCCGCAATGTTGGTGTTATTTCCCCAATCCGCGCTTTGGGCTCTTTCAAACTTTTCGTACAAATCATACCCATCAAATTCAACTAATTTAGGTTCACCGCTAAAGGTAATGAAATGGTTTTTAAAAGGCCCGTTTCCACGCTCTGCAATATAAGCACCCATAGAAACTGCGGCTTCCATAGGAGTGCCAGACATACTGCCGCTAACATCAACTACAGCAATACCAGGCTCCTCTCGCCCATTATAGTAGTCCGGCAAGGCTTCCCAATACTTATCCCAAGCCTTGCGCTCGGTTTCAGAGGGATGCCACGACTGAAAAATCTGATGAGCGATATCTACAGGATTAAGTACGCCAGCATTGACCTTGGTTTCTTTATTCTCCATAAATGCGGCATAACGCTCTCTGGTTTCTTCGCGGCGCATAAAGGCATTCTTATACAGAAGACCTGCGCGAGAAGGAAGTTTATTGAACTCAATCTCATTCCAGCGCTGCTGGCTCATGAGAGTCTCAACAAGCTTACAAGCCTTACGACCTTCAGAAAGCATTTTCCGGTACTCACGAGGAGTCATGCCAAAAGCTTCCCGAGTCTTACGCGCAATTCGTTTAGATTCGGGAGAAGAACAGTTCTCACTCTTTAGCCATTTGTATACAAGGTGGTCTTCATTTTCCATAACAGTTGTGTGAAGATAATTAAACATGTCAAGTTCACAAGAAGTGCCATCTAATACAAATAAGTCATCATAACGTCCGTAGGTTGCTACATAAGGAATTAAATGTGCCACTTCGGTACGATTATAATTCGCAAGCCACTTAAGACAAGTACGGAAGAAACGGCGCTCGCCTTGGCCGCCACGGATATCACGAAGATAGAACAGGCAGCGCAATGCAAGAGTAGCATCTTCTTCATATGCCTTCTTAAACATACGAATAATATCCTCTTCTTCGCGATTGCGCATAGACCCACCCATAGCAAACATATCAAGCACACTATTCAAAGTAGAAACATGCTTGATGCCGCCATTCTCAGTATAGCCGTAGTTAAATTCATTTTTCATTGCCTTCAAAAATTCATTCATATTATTTATCTCCTTTTCATCTTGACCGTTGTCACGGTTGTAGGTTTTCTCATCTTTTAACATAATTATTATAGCTTAATTTTCATGAAAAGTCAAGTTTTTGAGTTTATTCAGGAAATCATTATATTTCTGACAATAGCTCTCGTCAATTTTAATAATTTCATATCTATTCCAATAGTCACCGCCGTCATGTTCAATTGAGCCATACCAGCTAGGTCCGGTATATTCGCTTCCAAAAGTACTTTGCTCCCATTCAGTGCAGTAAAGATAATCCCAATCTTCTTTACAAGTGATATTAAAAATTCTCATCCAAGTTTCATCATCGGGCAGTTCTAGGCTATCTTGTTCTTCTACATAACGGGTTCCGGCTAAGGCTTTAGCGTCATGTCTAATCGCATCAATTTTGCGATAGTGGCTAGTACCGTCTACAGAAATATATACTGGCCTATAACTTACAACATCAGGTTCATATTTAATTTCCATCGGCTTTTCTCCTCTCAATAATTTCATCCTTAATTTGTTCCAAATTAACTGGATAACAATCATGCGCATCCATCTCTACATGATAGCACGTCTTATCCCAGTCTACCCATCTATCTTGAGTATGGCTATGGCCGCATAGGTTTGCTACCTTGCGCCAAGGCTCATTATTACAAGTATACGTTGGGTAGTGAGAAAGGTAGAAGTGCCATTTGCCTGACTTAATTACAGTGGCATAGGAAGTGTCGGGCGTGCCAAGAAGATGAATATTGGGGCAAGCCTCAAGTACCTTTTTCACACGATTATCACTATCGTGGTTTCCTCTCAGCCATACTTGATATCCATTAAGCCTTTGAAGATAGGGAATAGCCGCATCTGTGTCCGATAGAGCAATATCACCTAGATTATATACTAAATCTCCAGAATCCACAACCGAATTCCATCGTTCTACAATAGCTTCACACATTTCTTCCGTAGAAGAAAAGCCGCGAGGTTCCCATAGGAATGGCTTATCATGCATTAAATGCAAATCAGAACAAAGGAAAATATTATCCATTTTTGTTCTCCTTTCTATACGGTTCAATCAAATAAGAAAAATCTTTTTTCTTATTGCCAACTTCAATGACTTCAATTGCACGAGCATCTTCTTTAAGAGTTGGCGCGTTAAATGAGCGGAACATGCCCTGAATAACTTCGGGGCCTACATGTGATATACCTTCACGCAAGGCGTCATGTACGCAGCATTCGGTATATGAGGTATAGAATACTACATACTTAATTTCATAATCTATATAAATACGATCAAGTGCGCGGGTAAGCTTTTTGCGCGAAAGCTCATTAAGATGAGTAGCATCTGCAATTACGTCAAAGCCATCAATTAACGTCTGCGCAATCGTGCCAGAAAATTTACGAAATACTTCTTTCTCATGAGCAAAGTAATCGTCACCTTCTTGGAGCATACTAAAACGAATTTCATCACGAGAAACGTAACGAACATCGCTATTGCTATTCATAAATTCTTGTGCCCAAGTCGTTTTTCCGCATCCGCTAGGACCACATAATATATATAAAGTTGCCATATCATTCCCTCCATTCTTCATTTTTATGTGCCTGTTTGATTGCAGGCTGGCCACAAGAAGGGCAAAAGCATATTGTCTTTACATATTCGCTATTCCAATAAACTCCAAATTCATTCTTACAGCGTTTACACTTAAAGAGTCTGATGTTCTCATAATAATTATCGGTTGGAACAATCATTTTTCTCATTTCATTCCCTTCCTTTCATAAAAATTATATCATAATTTTTCAAAAAGTCAAATAAAAGGGCGGCAATTTTACTTGCCGCCGATTATGATTTTTGCCAGTCTTTATGGGGCCCTTTTGCGTTAATAGCGCATTATCCCACTGGCGCCGCGTGGTGGCGATTTTTAGGTGTCGCCGCCATCACACCTATATACACAGTCGTTAATTTGTATAGCCGAGTGGCTGGTATCTCGGCTTCTTGCGGTGATATTTTATGAGCCTGTACCGCTGCTCAACTATGGGTTATTCTTTTTCTTTAAAAATATATTGCATATCTTCTTTATCAAGACAATAATCATCCTCGCCAGATGAGACGTCTTTTAAATAGATATCAAATACAGCGTCTTTACCATAGGCATTTATTACACGGGTAGCTGCAACGCTGTAATCGTCAGCGAATACAATACCTTGGCTATAAGTTTCTTTATCTGCATATGAGTTATACCATCCAACCTTATACATATAATACATTCTTATTTTCCTCCCCTTTTTTCTATAAAAATTATATCATAATTTTTATAGAAGTCAAACATTCGGATTCCATTCTTCAATTTGTATACCATGATTTTGAAACCATTGCTTTACGGGCCACCGTTCACTACATGGATTGTCATATTTTTCAAAGAAGATAAAAGCAAAATCAAAGTCATTATCTGTTGCAGAGAAATCTGTGCATAGCTTATCATGCAGTTTCTGTATATGTCTCATAAAATCATTAAAATCAATAGCATCTAATTGCTTAGAGTATTCGCGCAGAAAAGCGCAGTCTTGCGGATGTCGAGGATTACAATTGCCTTTACATAAACCATCGCATGTAGACCCTGGGCGCAAGGGAGGACAATGAAGGCTAATTATACCTTTCTTATCTATTCCTCCAACCTGATACCAACGTGGCGGCCAAACTGTAGTATTTAATGCGACTAAATTAGTAGGAAATTCTTTTATCCTTGCCCAATATGAAGTATAAAGTTTCATTCTTCTTCCTCAAGTTCTGTAGTTTGTTCGTCCATATCTTCAAAGCGTTTTTTATCTTTTATAGGCCAATTTTCTGCAGGGCCACAAGTACGCTTCGTTTTCCTACCCTTAGTTTTACAAGCACATAAAGGGCAGGAACAATGCACTTTATTATCCGCATATTGATGAAGATTATCATAATAGTCAAAGCCATAACACTCATGCGCGATTCTGCGTTTACGAATAGCTTTCTTCCAATCATTATGACGTTTTTCAGCAATAGTATGCATAATTATCACTCCCATATCATTTTATCAATTTTTATGGGTATTTCATTGTAATATTTCTTATGTGCTCCACAATTTGGACAATAATGATATAGCTTTGTTATTTCTTGCTCCAAACTCCATGTTCCATCTTCATTACGTTTATTAGAAGAACAAACATAGCTAAAGCCACAGCGGCAATGAGCATATAAAGCTATATCTCCATAGTATCTTCTTACTTCCCAAGAATGGTCAATACCACGACCTTTTCTCATGGTGCCTCCATAAACATTACTGCTTTATTATGCTCAAGAGCATACTTAATTTCATCCTTAGTACTTTCACCAATGTATCCATGTTTATTAATTACATAAATTGCATCTGACATATCAATTTTACGCTTATGAATATCATCTAGCATTACTTTCTGATCTTCCGAGAAATTATCGCCAGCATGGCCAAAACACCCAACACTAATAACAATATGACCGGAAAGGGTAAGATCTCTATTAACACTTTCAAATTCCTCCTTAAAACGAGTACTGCCGCATAAAGTGATTACTGGATACTTATTCATTGTCATTCCTCCTAAATTATAGTGCCCGAGGAGGGAGTTGAACCCACAAAATTACGCTGGTTCTAAGCCAACAGCATATGCCAATTCTGCTACTCGGGCGAAACAAGACTCATTCTGTGAGATTGATTAAAAGTCAATTACAAAGGTGGTTTGCTGTATGAGTCTTTAATAAGGGTGATCGGAGGGAATTGAACCCTCATTCATAGAGCCACAATCTATTGTCCTACCATTGGACGACGACCAACATAAAGTGCCTGATGTAGGAATTGAACCCACATTCCACAGTCCGTAGCCGTATGCTCTATCCGTTAAGCTAATCAGGCAAAGCGCAGGAGAACCAGGATTCGAACCTAGATCTAAGGTTTTGGAGACCCCTATTCTACCATTGAACTATTCTCCTAGGCCGTACCAGTTTTGACTTACGTATAAACCGGTACCAAAAATATCCGAATAGGAATGATGGTCGCGACTCCATCATACTCGTCCCTATTAACGAGCATCGTGCGCCATCGGAGAATCGAACTCCGCACGCCGTGATTAATGGTGGAGCTCAGGAGTACTGCCCTCCCGTAAAGTCTAACAAGCCCCAAGTCACGTGCTCTACCAACTGAGCTAATGGCGCATAAATAGGCTGGTTTTCAATACCATTTAACTTCTGCCTTTTGGCGCTCAAGTCTTTTGGCACAGCTCGTCAAACAGCACTCTTACCATATCCTTGATTCGTTACGAAAGCACCTATTCTTGAAAATGATTGGAACTCAATTCATAATTATCGTCTCTTTCCCGTGGGCTCTTGTTATAACGGAATTCGGTACCAACCCAAGCTTCTATCCTTTCGGTCTTGCCATACGCCAAGAGAGACGATAAATGTGCTACCTTCCTTGGCCGTGGTTCGCATGCAAAGCCTAAGCGTGGACCCTCTCGCAGTAGTAGCACGGGATGCGTCAAATCCATCCACTGGGTTGTCAGCTGAACAACAATCTGGTGCCCGGGGTGGGACTTGAACCCACACTCTTGCGAACTTGATTTTGAGTCAAGCGCGTCTGCCATTCCGCCACTCGGGCTTTAAAGCTTCCACAGAGACTTGAACTCTGAACCTGCTGATTACAAATCAGCTGCTCTACCAATTGAGCTATAGAAGCAAGATAGTGCGGCGGGTCAGGATTTGCACCTGCGAAGCCCACGGTTCTAGCTAGCATACCGACGTAGGCACCAAACTTACCGGTTGGTTCCTTTGTCTACTTGGATACCACCGCATAAAGTCGGAGTAGTAGGATTTGAACCCACGACCTATTGTTCCCAAAACAATCGTGCTACCAAGCTGCACCATACCCCGATAACAAAAGTGGCGTAAAACCCCAAACTAGCCATGTCGCGTCCAGCTGGACCGCATGTTTTCTGCCTTGAACGGAACTACCACCGTATGGCAAGGAAGGTGGACCCAGGGCATCGCACCCAGCCCAAAGGCAGTTTTTGTCATGCTGGACATCCTGCAAAGAACAGGCAACTAGTATCTAGCGTTTTTGGCGCTAACCTATTCCGCAGAAAGCGCGTACTCATTAAGCACACACCACGGCAAGTTCCGACATTTATAACGCGCGCTCTACTGCCGTCAGCAATCGCGCAGCCCGACTCCAATTTATATACCGCTTCCCGAAGCACCTGGGCGGTGGTCGTCTCATATGGTAGAACGTAAGGCGTTACAGGTAACTGCCCTCGCGGCGACTCTATACTACCAAAAAAACTAGACGCAATATAAAGTGGTGAAAAATAAACCTTTTTTCTGTTAAAATTTGCTGTATGCGTCTACATGACACTTTAAAAATTTACAATCCAAATTCTTGAAAAATTGCTGTGAGTGTCATATTTTTAAATTATGGCCATTCGCCGAGTGGCTTACCAAGGTTTGCCCGCTCTACATTTGTATTGTAGAATACTCCTTGCGTAGCTGGGCCGGTCAAAAGCTCTTCGGCAATGGTTTCATATAAGGTACTAATAATGCCATGGCAATCATTTAGATTATCTGCGGCAAACTGAACTACACAGTTGTTAAATACTACATAGGTAGTGCCAATCCACTGATAGCCTTCTTCTGCGGGACATACGGCATAAGCAAAGGCAGGATTGCCGCTAAAAGCAGCCTTAAATAGCTCAACCTTGCTTGTAAACGCACGATTGGAAGGCACGCCATCTATCATAATCTTTAGAACAACATTGCCAAAGCAAACTTCATCAGGTAGAATCTAACAAAGAGCATTTACCTTATCGCCGTTATTACAAGCTAGAACAACACAAGGATGGGAGCCAGAAAAATCAGTATTAAAGGCAATCTGTGGGTCACCATCAAATAAAGCCTCTAATTTACGGATAACAATTGTCCAAGGTGGTAGAATCTTCAATCTTGCAGACATAACTTACTCTCCTTATAATTATAAGATGTGAAGGTTTTTCCCAAAAGGAGGAAAGCCTACAAACCCTTGCGCGCAATGCACTTTACTTCGCTTCTTTATATACCGTTTTCCGCAAGCCACATATCATCAATCTTATTGGGTCACTTAAATTGACTTCTCTAATTCGATTAATGCCAGTGGTAGTTTAAGTGCTAAATCCGTGTTAACGGTTGCGAGCGCACGTTTTTCTCGCTGCGTAGCGCGCTTTTCGGCTGAGCCGGAGGCGTTTTGCTACATACGTCGTACCCAATGGGAGATTTGAACTCCACGTCTGCACCTTGAAAGGGTGCTGTGCTAACCAATTACACCAATCGGGCATTTGGCGCTTTCGCGCCGTGCATACTAAGAGGTATGCTGTTATGATCAGAGCGACCTTACGCAGAATTGAACTGCGATTACTAGCGTGACAAGCTAGCGTAATAACCATTATACGATAAGGCCATGGCGAAGTGAGTATTATGGCCCTCACTTACGGCGTACACACTTATGATGGCTCAGGCGGGATACCCTAGCCAAATGGATCGACAGGGAATTGAACCCTGACTCTCTGCTTGCAAAGCAGAAGTGCTAACCGTTATCACTATCAACCCAAGAACAAGACACATTATAAATATTTTTCCATTAAACTATGCTGTATGTGTCTTTAAAGCGGGCCTACTTGGATTCGAACCAAGATACCTAGATTAACAGTCTAGAGTCCTAACCATTGGACGATAGGCCCAAGGAGAGCAGGGAGGTCTCAATTCCCTGCTGAGAAAAGTTGAATGACCTCATACCTTTCGAAGCGGTTCCAGTAGGCTCGAACCTACGACACTGCGGTTAACAGCCGCATGCTCTGCCAACTGAGCTATGGGACCATTTCCTTTCTTACAAATATATTATATCATAATTTGTAAGAAAGTCAAATATTGCAGGACTGAGATTTGAACTCAGGATTGCTGGATATGAACCAGCCGTGCTAGACCTCTACACTATCCTGCTATAAAGGTCAACTTGTAGCTATCAAGCTGACCGAGGTTAGGCTAGCTAGGCCGCTTACACTATAAGACGCACCATCTGCCGAGTCACCGCTATGGCGACCCGCTGGACTTGAACCAGTTTCTTATGAATAAGTTGTCCCTCTTCCCAGAACGACCCTGAGATACGGTCGCAACTTCTTGTTAATACGTGCCAGTTGCCAGCACAATCGCGATGCCCTCAGAGGATTCGAACCTCAATTCCGCTTTAGTGGGCGGCGTTTTCTCCATTAAACTATTTGGGCAAGCAGACTATTGCGAACTTGCCGTCTGCTATGGCGTCACCTTTTTTACGTGGGTCATGTATCCACGGAGGTTGCTCGTCGCAACCCGCTTCATAGAGCGGCCTCGCTTATTTATCCTCGGTCTCTCCGAGACTATAACGGCCTACACTGTGTGACGAGAGCGGTAGATGAAGCCGCTTCCTTTGCCAGATTAGGGTGCGACCCTAAGAACTGCCCGGGACTACCAATCCATTTTCCCTGCCTTCTCGTTTTTCAGCCAATGCGCATTTGAGGGCTAGACTCTAAGTGCATCAGGGTTTTCTGACACCGCGACCCTCCTCCGCCGGGAGTCGAACCCGGGCAGTGCCTTCTACCTTTTCGCCCTCACCAGATTCATGCTGGCGCTTCCCACGGCACCTGTATGGGCGGTGCAACCCTAGTAACCCCTATGGGATTCGAACCCATACTTGATAGATTTTAAGTCTATTGTCTGCTGCCTGGTTGGACTAAGGGGTCATAAGCTGGGGTGGTAGGGCTCGAACCTACGTATCCGAGAGTCAAAGTCTCGTGCCTTCGCCTACTTGGCTACACCCCATTAAAGTCGGGCACCTTGGACTTGAACCAAGGGCCTCCGGTTTATCAGACCGGTGCTCTTAACCTACTGAGCTAGCGCCCGTTTCATTTCTTCTCTTCCCTTTCAACATATATATTATATTATAATTTTCATTATTTGTCAAATATTTATTCTTCATACTTTAGTTCTTAAATATTCTCTTGCTTTTGCAGGTGAATATCCAATTACTTCAAGAAATCTAATAAACGTTTCGCATACCTCTGCAAGGTGAATACCATCTTCATTAGATATTGACAAATCAAAATCGAAATCCGACTTCTCTTTCTTTTCATCGGTAAAAGTGTACCAAAACTTAATGTTTTCCATCTCTTACTCTTTCCTTTCTTACATATATATTATAACAAAATTTTTAAAAAAGTCAAATATAAAATCCCATAATTTTACTTATCTAATTGCGTTAGCGTTCAAATTATGGGAAATCACGGTCACCTAGGTTCGCAACTCCTAAGTCCGCTAGCGATATAACGTGTCGCCACTACGCCCTTTTATATCGTTGTTGGGAATACGGGTATTTTTACGGAACACCAAATTCGTCGTTATATTCACTATGGCAACCTAACGATGGTTCCCACCTCTGTCATCCTAGGCTGACTTAACGGGGTAATGACTCCCGGGTAGCATACGTGCTTGCCTGCGGCCTCATTAGTTTTGCGCGGAGCCAATGAGAAACTCCAGCGACATCAGAAGGACTTGAACCTTCGCACCCTTTTACAAGTGACCTCGTCTTAGCAGGACGGTGCCATACCAACTCGGCCATGATGTCAAATACTCCCGCCCGGACTTGAACCGGGAACCTGCGGCTTATAAGGCCGACGCTCTCACCAATTGAGCTACGAGAGTAAAACTCGGCGCAATTATATCTAAATAAAACGTTAAACCACAAGATTGCTGTATGCGCCGTTATGCGGGTAAGGATTTGCACCTTACATACGGACTTTATTCTTCACAGTTCCAAGTTTTTATGTCCTCTACGACTGAAGCAACTTTTTTCGGCGCGTAGTCTCAACCCTCGCATGCCCGCTAACCGTCTACTGCTGCATCCCTGTGAATTTGTATTTGCGTCTACCTATTTCGCCACCGCATTTATATTATTTAAGTCGTTCAAGAATCATGTGAAATCCCCAGAACAATAAAAGAAAAATGCAGACCAAAATCCAATCTGTGGTAGTCATTTACATACACTCCTATTAAAGGTACCCGTCAAGCTATAACCATATGGTTGTCAACCCGAATGATTAATACGACCTCGGGTAAGGCTCGCCTTGGTAGATCCGTTTGTGCGATTCCTTGAGATGCTGACAAACATCTTGTAAATCGCCGTCTCCATAGTGTGCTGCCAGGTCAAATATCATCGTCACTCGAATGATACCATTCTTTGAAATCCCAATGCCAGCAAACCGCTATATGGATTAGCCATACGATAACCATAAGTATAGGGATTACGATTGCTACTATCATAACCATGCTCCTCAGAGTTTCGCTGCAGGATGACGGCAACGATTGCCACGAAAAACAATTCCATCCCACACAAAGTCGTGATAGATGCAATCCGGGCAGAAGTATCCGTTGAGTTTGCAGAAGCGTCTGTACTTCCATTTTTCAATTAACTTTTTAAACATCTTATACTTCATCTTCCCATAATCTTAGCTGTAAATTGTGTATATTATTGTATATTTTAAACTTTGAGAAGAATTTATCAAGTTTTTTATGCTCCGCTATCGCGTTGCATATCGCAAATATTATTTTATATTTCATTCCTTTTCCCTACTTAAGGTTACATCCGACCAGTCAATTCGTTGACCGCAGAAGCCGCAATATGGCTAGCATACCTCGTATAATACAGTTCTTCTCATCCATCGCGGCAGAATTACATAGGCTTTTTCTTTAAATCCAAGAGAACAATGACACCTTGGGCAATCATGTTTATACCCATGTTTCATATGTTCTGGACTTGCTTTAACTGGCTTTAATGCTTTATCCATGATGGCTCACCAACTTATTTAATCCACGAAATAGAAACTGTTTCAAGCAATTCTTTAGTTACTTGTAATAGTTTATCTGCCTCTCGTTTCATCTCGTCAATTTTTTCTTTTAGGTCTGATAATGTTGTCATATTTCAATCATATCCTCATTTCCGGTCACTATAGCGACCCTATTATAATCCGTCGGTAATAATATAATCCGACCAAGCGGAGTAACAACATGGCCGCCAAGCATTCGTGCTATGAAACACATTAATTTTTCTTTAAACGTTTTAGCTTTTGTATAGCTTGAAACAAAATCCATAGAATTCTCCTATTCACAGCACAACGCAATTTGGATTAAGCCCATTGCCATACGTAATTTCCACATCATTACTATATGGAATACTTGTTCCTTTAAATGATGCCATCACTGGATGTTCAATTGTTTCGCCGCCAAGATATGAACCGCCGCTATCACGATATTGGACTATACATTCCATATCTTGAGCACCATGCTCTATAATCCAATCAATCAGTTCTTGTCCTGTCATTGCGTTCTCCTTCTAAAGTGTTTTAATTTAAAGCGCCATGCGGGACTTGAACCCCGCATTAGAGTAAAGCACCTAGCGGATTCTGCCACCGCATCTTCGACTTGGAAGGACGACATACTACTTTTATACTATAGGTGCAAAGGCAAATTACAAGTTTGCCCATTCTTCATCTGAAAAGGTGTTTATATCTTTTTTTCTACGAGGTAAGCCATACCTATCACACCATTTACGTATTGCATTTCCATTGACATTAAATTGTCTACCTAATTCTTCAAATGAATTATTTCTAATCAAATCTTTTAATTCTTCTCGTTCAGGCCAAGTAGCCCGTCTTTGAAATTTAGCATTACATTCAGCACATCTAGTTGCAGTCTTAGCAATAGGTGCTCCACAATCTTTACAAGCTTTAGGAAGAGCGCGATGTTGCTAGCCTCCAGATAAAATATTATATCCATTTGGAGTAATCGAATTAAACTATTGTATATAATATTTTTCTTTTTCATCTAATAGCATAGCATCACATTCTTCTAAGATTTCCCAAGAAAAATGGCTTTTTCCATATTTACGAATAGCATTGTGCAATATACTATTATATGATGGGTCTTTTTGGCAGGTCGCTTTCCAAAAGTGTTCCTATATCCTTTTATTTATATTAATTGACTATCCAATATAAACTTTATTATTTATATCATTTCTAATGATATAAATTCCACAAGTATCACTCATAATCTTTACCTCCTAACAATAAAGACTTGGCCGGAAGTTAGGATTCCTTTATCTCACATGTGTAGCTAGCACTTTGCTTCCCAATATAAAATTTTATAGTCTAAATACACAAATGCTCGGCACATTATAAATAATTTTCAGTTATCTATATAAGTCCAAAAATTTGCTGTAAGTGCCGAAAGCACTAGGGCGGTGGGGGTCGAACCCACGCTACCTCCTTCAGAGGGATATAACGGTTTTAGAGACCGGTGCACTGCCATTATGCTACGCCCCAATGAATGGACTGATAAGCTCAGTCCCAAGCCTTACTTACCAAGTAAAGGCATACTTGAAAGCATCAAATAGAGAAGGAACTTCATCGGCATCTGTCACTGTATAGTGATATGTGCCGTATTTCTTGCAGAATGCTTCTAGTTCGGTCCTATAAGCCTTCTGTGCTTCAAGATAAGCCTTGCGTGCGGTTTCAACCTTATCAGCCATTGCCTTACGCTCTGCAAGTTCTTTTTCCTTGCGTTCTTTGGCTTCCCTTAGAGCCTTTTCCTTCTGAATCTTTTCAAGATTTTCCTTTTCTTTTGCTTCGAACTCCGCATGCTGACAATCTTCGGGAGTATCGAAGACTCGATTTAGCTTTTCGCTGTAGTACTTCATACCTCATAACCTCCTTATGTTATGAAAGAATTATTTTTGGAAAGTGGTTCCTTACCCACTTTCTGTATATATTATAGCAGAAATTTACACAAAAGTCAAATATTAGGGTGTGATAGAATATATAACTCATTATATTCATGATTTGTGATTATTTTTTCCGCTATATTTCTAGGTAAATACAATGGGAATATTTCTTTGATATTATGTAACTTATAATATTTATTCCAATAATACACATTCGCAAGTGATTCGGCGCGATGCATCCAGCATATATTAGTGGACCGCTTATTATAGGTGCCGAACTCATTGTAATTTTCCGCCGAGCACCACGCGCATCCGGATGCCACAGGGCAATCCAAGCATTCCTATGTAGACTAGGATTGCCGCGTTACTGCCTTCATATCATCATATATCGCCTTATACTCTGGCGTATTATATATGCCATGCTTGTCTCCAATTACAAGCGGCGCTCGGTCCGGTGAAAGTGAACTTGCCATATAGCGTAAACAAGGATATGCTTTGCCATCTGGGTCAAAGGCCAACATAGCAGAAGTGCCGCCGCAATAGTTATTAGTATCATCTGGCGGCAGAGGCTTACCTTTAAAGTCAAAGAATAGAGAACTTTCTGCGCCTTTAATTTTTAATAACTTATCCGCAAGGCGAATTAGTATATGGTAATACTCACTCACTTCACGAGTAGTCCAAGGATGCTCAAAAATTGGATTTGCGTAAATAGTAGTACAACCTTGAGCTAGGAAGAAATCAAACGTTGACTCAAGCTATGATAAGTTTTCTGGCGCAATTGTTACCTTGGTATCTGGCACACCAGTCTCCATTTCATGATACCAATGGTTCCACGCCTTTATTGACCTATCAAAACTACCTTCACCTTTAAAATCCTTGCGGCAAGTATCGTGTATTTCTTTTGGCCCATCAATTGTTATGTTTAGGCTTACAAAATTCTTATATGTATGTAAATATTCCTAAACCTTGGGTTCAAAATATAATAGCCCATTGGAACTCATAGATACGCGAAAATTAGTAAGCCAGACATGGTCGCGGCGAAAACATTCTTCAATAAAATACTTAGTTGCAAAGCTAATTGTATCTATATTCATGAATGGCTCGCCGCCAATAAAGTCTAGAACGATACCATAGGTATGGTGATTGATAACCATGTCTTCGTTATCTTCATCGTAGAGCCGAAACAGCAAATCTATTATTTCTTTTGCTGTTTCAGTGCTCATAAAACGATGTCCTTTATGGACCTAATAACAATAACTACATTTTAAGCAACAATCATCTGTTACCTAAAAAGTAATGCTTCTGCAGTTCGCTTTTGGGTCTTTAGGTAAATATCTAGCTACAATTTTATCTGAAAAATCATGTTTCATTTTTTATGAACACCACCTGGTGATTATCAAAATCAAATTCGTAGCTATCCCAATCGCCCGCTGGCTTATATTTAGCCTCTACCGCACGTTTCTTCTTGTCCAAATCAATCCATAGCTGGGAGGCTTCGGTCCATTTGTTATCATAAACGGGTGACGAAGCCATATCCGTACCGGCTAAATATTGAAGCATACTCATATAGGAGTTGTAGGCCAGAAAAAATTGCTCAATTTCGTCACTTTCTTCAACTGTTATTGTGACACGTTTTTCCATATTTTTACTCCTTTCCTTCATTCTATTATTATTATATCATAAAATTAAAGAAAGTCAAATACTTATTTCTTGCCATCCTGCGGGATATGCAGAAGGCGACCAAATGTTATTATCAATCGTGCTCTCATATACTTTTCCAGAGAATGTAACGCGGTCGCCTTTCATATAAGGATTAGTGCTGCCTGGCTGCTCCCATTCAGGAATAACATTTTCATCCGGAATAAGTACCTTTGCCCATAAGCTGGGTGCGGCAGTAGGAGTCCATGCGGCCTGAGCGGTATGGGGTTGAAGGCATTTATATAAAACGCCTTCAAACTTTACCTTATCATCTTTTTTATATTCGCCATGATTGGCATCCCAACGAGGAAATAAATCTACTGCTTCTAGCGCATCTTCATCGGGCAGAGATAAAGCGGCTTTTTCAATATAGGGGCGCAATTTGCGTGCAAGTTCAAGTAAAGTCATTGATTACTCCACCCCCAATAATATCTTTGCCGCAGCCAGTTCTTCCTCTAATTCCTTCATACGATTAGCCTGATATAAGAGGTATTCGTCCTTATCATATTGAACTAGATGATATTCATATTGCTCCACTGATTTATCATTTATAGCTCTAGAAATCTTTTTAATATCTGTTGCAACAAAAACAGTAGTAGCTGTAATTTCAATAGGCTGTGGACTTACAGAGCCATATTGTGTGCCATAATCTTTCATATCTCTCACTCTCCGTAATGTTCATGCCATTTTTCAATATTGGCCTGATAAATTGAATTTTTAGTAGGAACATACATAATGCGTCCATTGAAATTACGCGGATTAGATGTGATACTAATATCTGCACTATAGTGGAAAATTCCTGCACCTTCGCCTGAGTTAATTGCACCACCAACAGCGAATAAATTAGTGCCGTTTAAGTTATTAGTAGTCCAAAGTGCGTCGCCGACGGGCACAGCGCTGTTAGCGTTAGAGGCGCATTCAATTGGTATATATAGCCAATCAAAGTCAGGATTATAGTATCCCATTGCCGATATCCATTCTGCCGTAGCGACGGGCAATTGTATGTTAAGCGGGATCTCATTGTAATAAGGAATGCCACCACGATTGCTACCAGTGCCACGGACAGTCATGTTACCTATAATCCGCCAAGCATCGCCCCAAGGATTCTCCATGCCGCGATAGCTTACGGCTCTTTGGCCATCCATTGACTGCTGTGACCTTGAGCCATCTTTATCTATTATTGTTATTTCGGCGGCGCCAGTGGAATTACCCAAGCTTGAAGTAGAACCAGTAATTGCGCGGCAGTCGGTGGTGCCAGAGCGATTGACATTAACTAAGCCCTTTTCTAGTACTGACTGGCTATTCATGGTGCCGAATTCTACTGTAACTAGCATTTGTAATGCGGATTCTGCTTCTGCGGTTGTTAGCTGCCATCCTTCGCCGCGATTAGCTGCTAGAGACTGAAATTTTGCGGCAGTTATTTGATTGCTTGCGCCTGTTAGTGGTTTTACACCAGCAATAGAACAAAGTTTGTCCGCGGCAAAATCAACGCCACTTTCATTATTTACCATATAAGCATTTTCGCTTACATCAAATACACTGCCCTCATAAGCAGGTAATAGCACGTAATCTAATTCTTCTGCGCCATTCTTGAAAAGGGGGTGTAGTTTAAAACCAATAGTTTCCTGTGGCGCTAATGTTAAGCTTTCCTTTTCAATTTTGTAACCCGAACTGGTAAAGGCATCTTTTAAGTAAGTACGCTGATAGTAGAACTTCGGCTGATAAATCATGACCTGACCATTACTTCCATCTTCTTTATAATTTGCGTCACCATAGAAAGCAGTAATTTCACCATTATCTGCTACATTACAACGCATTCTGCCGCCGTACATTGCATAAGAATCGTACTCCGTTCCGGCATGTAGTGTCATTGCATCCTGAGAACGCTCGTAGGACTTATTTATATAGTCAGTAATTACGCCTACTGTTCCTTTAGCGCTATAGGCATTAGACTTAATTAGTAATTTAACTAGCATTTCTTCGGTGACGTCGCCAGGGACAATCTCACCTGTGCTTCCTACAATAACTATGCGGCCTGCCGCATCAGCGCCAAGATTGCTAATACCGCCTCCACCGCTACTACTGCCGCTACCACTACCGCCACCTGAAGGGATGGCATTAATTTTCTGAGTTAAAGAAGTTTCTAGTGCAGATAATGCATCGGTAATTGCCTTTTGTGTCATTGCTCCATCTGTATGAGTACCAGTGGTTAAATATAGAGTGGACCGGGGCCAACCTTCTACCTCTCTTTTCGCACCAGTGGGAGTTGTGAGCGTTAACTTTGACCCTGTGGCGGTAGAGGTTAACTGAAGAGCGACCTTGTCGATTTCCTCATCAATTTGCTGAGTGGATGCTCCTTGAATAGAATCAAGGGCTGCTTGTATGCGCTCTTCTGCGTCAGAGACATCTTGCAATGCCTGTTCTGCGGCAGAAAGTGCCTCTTGCGCCTAAGTATTATTAGCATTTGTTTGTTCGGTAATAGTATTAATTGAAGCTACGGCTGCATTAGCTTGAGCGACCGCAGCCTGAGACTATTGAGCGTAAGATTCAATTCGGCCTTGCGGGGTTAACGCTTTGGCCAGGATTATGTCAATAATATCCATTTAGCATTCCTCCTTATAATTTAACCCATTCTCTATCAGATGTAGCCATATAAACTTCTAAACCTGCTGAACCTTTAAGGACAATTGCAATTGACCCGAGAGTTACATATTTAGGGTCAATTGCGTTTAAGTCTGCTGTAGTATCACAAATGTGCTCATAAGTAACGACGTTATCTTCGGCACCGCGTTTGGACATTATGGTCATGACTATCCGCCTCCAGATGTTGATACTGCAACCCATGCATAGGTGGCTGTACCATGGTTTAAAGTTAATTGTAGGGTATAAGTGCCGTCATCTTCTGGAAGGGTGGGAATATCTAATTTATTAGACAGAATAGAACTTATATTAATCACGCCGCTATCTTCACCATTACCCTCTGGCGCATCTGTGGGAGCTGAAATAATAGTATCGTTATCAACCGTAATACCAGTAACTACACCTCTAAGCGTTATGGTGCCGTCCGCAGTAGTACCGGCTGCTGTTGGAGGCTTAATAGCATTACCACTATATAATTTAATACCAGTAACAAGTCCACTGCCGAGATTCACAACGCCATCTGAATTTTCTGAAGGGGTTATTGTGCTGCCATGTAGTTGAATACCTGTTATAGTTCCTATATTATTTGTAGCATTTTCGGGAATATTTTTTAATTTCGTAAAATTTTCTTTGGACATTAGGCCATTGCTACTGTCACTTGCAGGTGAAATTGCAATTGTGCTTAATGTTCCATTATCTATACTTAAACCATTCCCTACTTTAATACCACCTAGAGTTGTGGTAGTAGCTGCATTTAATGAAATATTCGGATTCGCACCGAGTGTTCCTTTACTTGTAAGACCATCTCCTACTACCGCAATCTGTGTGGATTGCAAAGCTGTAATTAGTCCATCTACATAACCCTTCGGAACAGCAGCGGTACTAGTAGAATTTTGATCAGTTAACTCTGGAACGGTTACAGAACCTGAAAATGTTGCATTAGTTGTAATTTCTAAATTCGCTGCTTCAATTTTTTTAGCTACTTTTAAATTACCGCCAGATCCTTCAATAAGAGTACCGCTTTCAGTGCTACCAATCTCTAATTTAGTACTAGTAAAATTGCTAGCCATTTTCGTGTTATGGTCAATTAAGTCACTGATTCCACTCTCTATGTTATTAAGTGCGGCAGAAGTAATTACTTCGCCTGATTGCCATGTCTTTTGTTGATAAGCCATTAATATCACCTTCTTTATAAAATTAAATTACTTGGTGCGTTTCCAAATATAAACGACAAGGTATGGAGGCATAAAATCTACATCTTCGCCTGTACCAATTTGACCCGCATTAGCATAATCAGATTCTGCCTCAGTTACTATAATAGCATGAGTCCATGAAGATATAGTATTGTAATTGCCGGGCGTACCACATCTTGTTGTTGTTACTTTAAATGGTGGCTGCTTATGTGCAACTTGATAAGGAGAGGGGTTATTAATCAAGTATCTTGCATCGGTTATGTCTCCATCTATATTACCCATTGCTGCAGCAAGGCGTCGTTTTTCTCGTCCTCCAGTCGTCCCTGCATCATATGTGCCGGCACCAAATAAAAATTTATCTGGTACCTAAACCCATGTTCCAACACCAAATAAAATTGCTGGATTTGTTGGATTAGTGGAAAAATAAAATGATCCGGCTGGATAAATTAAATCTACCAGTGCTTTTCCTTCCATATAAATTTGGTCTGTTACACTCAAACTACCCTATACTACTGTGCTTTTTAACTGAGCCATTAATTAACATCCTCCTTATGAAAATAAGGGGCTTAATATCCCCTTATAGGTTCGGTAGAGCAGTCGGCGCGAAGCAGCAATCCTCTACCATATTTATATTATAACATATTAGATAATAAATTGTCAAGTATTAAGATTCTATAATCTATGAGCCAGTCCATATCTTATTTTTTGTAATTTTTGTACTGGCGCTATTAAAATTGACATTATCTATGCGTAAATACACATCATTAAAACCAGTCGTTGTTACAGTGTTAGATGGTCCCCAACCCGGAATTCCACTTTGATAAACTGAATAGCTACCAACTGCACCCCACCAGTTACTTGATGAGCCATTGTTCGCTGTTAAATAAGCGCTTGCTTTTTTAGCATATAATCCACCCCAAGAAGATGGACTGGATGAATATCCATTTGTTATTTTTGTGATATTTGCCGCAGCAACATTAGCATAGGTTGCAGTCATGGGGTTATATTGCTATATCCATCGTAGTTTCCATTCATTTGATGTGCTTGTAAATTTACCTTTAACCATAATTTCCCATTTATCTAAATAATTTGCTACCTCTACATTAAACCATCTATTTTCATCTATATAGACTGAATGCTCGAAATCATTGGATGAAGAAAAAGAGCCTCCGCCTGGGTTATTATGATGATAAACACGAACCCAACAACTGCCATCAGGCTCAATATAAATATTAGGGTCATATTTTAAATATGACATTCCTTCGAATTCTGTAAAAGTTGAGCATTGAATTATGCCAGTTTTTGATACCTTAATTTCATCATTTTCATTTAATTCAAATGTATGGCTGTTATTTTTATCGTCAAGTTTTGCGCCTGTGTGGTAGAGTTGAAGAATGTCATCGGCAGATAAAGCGGTACAGTAGATACGGAAATCGCTTATACCACCAGTATATGGTACAGCAATAGAAGCTGCATTAGCGCTATTTGCTCTAGCTCCAATCACTAAATCAGTGCATTCCGTCATTTGACTGTTAGCAGAAAAAGAGCCAATAACAGAACCATTTTCATAAATTGTAACAGTAGTCCCATCACAAGTCATAGTTAGCATTGTCCAGGCAGAAATATTTAATTTTGAAATACTTAATGAACCGCTTTCTCCTTTAAACCAAATACGCCCAGTATTTGGTATAGCGGCTATTTTTTTATTTGCATCTCCGCCATTTCCCTTACTTAAACAAAAAATAGCTTCATAAGCAGAGGGATTTGTATCTCTATAATACCAACAAGAAACAGTCCAAATATTAGTTGGTAAGTTAAAATTTAATGTTTTTATATGTGCTGAATTAGAAAAATGAGTAGACATTTTATATCGGGGAGTATTAGAAGAAGTGATTAAAGTATTAACAATCTCCCCGTTATGCCCATAGCCGCTACTATCTTCAATCAAAATTTGAGGTTCTTCAGCGGCAAGTCGCCATGCAGTTGCGGCAGAACCTTCTTCCAATTTTACATTCTTAACAGAAACTGTCCCACTACCCTACCCGCTAACTAACCTAGGGCAAATTACATGTTTAACAGCAGTAGTATTTGTTTGAGTATAAACTACCCAATAACGTTCCCAGTTTGTGCTTAATGTAAAATCCATATTTCCATCTGCTGCCGTTTTTGTAACTCCTTGACTAGAAACACAAGTAGTAGTAGTATTAGGACTATAATAATGTGTTCTTATCTTATCTCCATTCACTGTAGATTTAGCATCAAAAGAAAGTGTATACTAGGTACCTGATGGTATAATATTAGTAATAGGGCTATACTTATCTGAATAAGAGCTTGATGGATATGTCCATGTACCATCCAATTTTGAATTTGGTAATAAATTTGGATTACCAATGGCTCCTCCATCCAACTTATAATGTAACATCAGCCCCTATGCAATTTCATGCACTTCTGCGGCAGAAAGACAATGGTCATATATTCTTAAATCATTTATACAGCCATTAAATCCAAAATATCCGCTTGCATACGTTTCTCTGCAAACGCCAGTCCAAGTTGCATCACTATCAAATGCGGCCTATCCGGATTTTTCTCCTACATAAACTCCATTTTTATAAAGTTTACATACTCCATTTTCAAAAGTAGAAGCTAAGTGCGTCCACTGGTTAACTGGTACTGCACAAGAAATATAATTATTATATCCACCGCACAGTACATCTACCTGTGAATTATCTCGGCTTACTCCAAATGCCCAACGCTTAGCATTCCAGTTACCGGAACTTAAAATTGTACCATTATAATGAGTATGTACACCTAATGGCTTTACCCATACAGCAACACTAGCTGTGGCCCCAAATGTTGATACGAAATTATCTTGAATCTATAGCCCGTTAGTTATCTATGAAGATGTATTTGCACGCTAATAGCATTGTCCTATTTTCCCTGTTGTAAAAGTAGGAGACTCTTCAATTGCAGTAATTTTATAATTGGTACATCCTAAATTCCTTAAATCTCCATCTAGCGGTAACCATACTCTTAAACTCACAACCCCATCTCCTTTTCCACTCTCATAGCCATATACTAATGTTTTTTCTTCAACCTTTCTTTCTCCGCCCTATGCTTTTCCTACTCTTCCAAAACCTAGAGAGGAGCAATCCTAAAACGGATTGTTCCTCCCTAGACAGCATAATTCTATAATGTGTAGTCAATAAGCACATCATCTAACTCGTCTCCATTTAATAAGGTGGCGAATTCAAGATTACTATCAGATAGGCGGGCGAAAATATTTTCGCCAGTATTATCTAACACAAAAGTGCTTGGATTTAAGCGCCTTAAATTTTCTATTGCTGAACCGTCAGCAAGCTGTAATGTGTACATATGAATTCACCTTCCTTATGTAAATACGAAATCAAGGGAATTATCAGTGCTATTCCATTGGAGAGTTACTTTGTTTAAACTGGTATAATCATTTATACCGAAGGACTTAGCGCTAAGCATTGCATCTTGTACAAATACAGATGTATTTGTATGTGTAGTACTTCCATCTACAGTGCCTGCGTTATCAGTGGTTGTACCTAATAAGTACATTTTGTCGCCAGTCCAACTGCCTCCAAGTGTAAGCTATTTCCAACCATTCCAAGTAGTTGCATCCGCGCTTGTCCGCCAAGAAAGATTCTCTGCGTTAAAAGCAATTTGATGAACAGGGCCACCAGAAAAGTCAGCGCCAGAACTATAGGGGCGATAAGTCATAACACCTGTCCAATCCCAAGCATTTAAAGTAAGACCTAAAGCATCATGAGCATGTTTAAAATCAAAACGCACCGCTATATCATCGGCATCTAGATCCTCAGGATTAATTGGGGTTTTCCGAACTGCTACTGAAATATCTGGACTTTTTAAATACCGAGCACTGCCATTCAATGTACCTTCAAATATCGGAGCCTTAACAGTTCCAGTACTATGCTGATATACGAATTTATTACCACGAGCGGGTCGGCATACGTCGTTATTGCTATCAGGACGGCTAAACCAAACTTGGCGCCAATAATCATTGTTACTAGAAGCATTATCGTTTGTAGTAAAATCAGTTAATTGAGCTGCTTTTCCTTCAAATGTCCACTTATGCGCATCGTTGCCGGTTGTAGTAGCATAAAGAATCCATTTTCCTGACCCTGCTTTATTGTCATACATACCATGCGTTGTGTTAGAAGAACCGATGCCCCACCAATAATCAATAACGTCACTAGCTATGAATTGAATATCATTGTTATGAGCATTGTTGGTATGGTTAAATAAGATATGAGATGTTGAAAGAGTGTGAGTTGAAGGATTTATAGTGATATTTCCATCATACTTAACGCCTGCAGTTTCATTTGTAGAATTGTTAGTATTTTTTAAAATAAGTGGAAATTCTTTATTTTCAGTATTAGAAGACTGGGTCACTTCTCCAGTAGAATATGGCTTAAAAGCACCATTTTTATAACAATATAAATCATGTGTTGATTTTAGGTGAATAGCAGTAGTACTATACGCATATCCTAAATCAATATATACATATCCATCATCAGTAGTAGCAATTGTTTGAGTTAATGGAGTAGTA